CAGCTTCCAAACATTGTCATCACTGACAAAGCTGGTGGCACTAGGCTACCACTAACGGAATAGTGGGTTTAATCTTTAAATGTTAAACAATTATTCTATGCGACTTTCAAGTCACACCCAAGGCACATCCAAATGATGGAGAGCAACTAACTTTTGCTGCACATTCATGCCTGTGCCCATTTTTTCGGTGCTGCCCATCAGAACACGGATTTCACCGCTACGCACCTTGTCAAAGAGCTGTTCTCGCTGCACGTCGGTTTTTGCGTCGTGTATAAAAGCGATTTTCTCCGATTTTACTCCCTTTGCAATCAGGGCTGTTTTGGTAGCTTCATAGAAATTGAAGCTACCGTCATACTTTGGTGTGCCTTGGTCACAGAAAATAAGCTGTGCCAGCTTTTCACCAGCAGTTTCATGGTAAATCTCAGCCACTTTTCCAGCACAAATATTGAGCTTGGTGTTTGGATCATCGGGAATTGTCGGGTCAACGGCTCTTGGGTCAACAGACAGCAGCCTTGCTTCATGGGTCAGTTTGAGAAAATTGTCCTCGGTGCTGTCCACTTCACCGTTACGAATCAGCTCCGCACGTTCGCCCAGCTCCATGACAATCCGCTTTTGTTCCGGGGTAATGGCGGTTTTAATGACCTGCACCGTACCGGTTTTCAATTCCGGCACCGGCAAGTCCAGCATATCTGCGGTTTTAATATCCGCAATCATCTGGAACATACTCATCAGCTCCGGCAGATTGTGAAACCGTGCAAAACGGTTCTTCATCTGGTATCCGTTGCCCTCCGGCTTAATTTCTAAAGATGATTCTACTTTGCCAAAGGTGCTTGCCCAACTATCGAACATCAGCAGACCACGACGTTCCAATTCCTTGGGCTGCAAGGTCTTTTGGAGAACGTACAGCTCTGCCATGGAATTGGAAACAGGAGTGCCGGTGAGATAAATAACGCCCTTGCCATTTCCAATTTCATTGATATACTGACACTTCATGTGCATATCCATGGCTCGTTGGCTGCTGGCTCCGCTGACACCGGCAACATTGCGCATTTTGGTGTAGGAAAAGTTATTTTTGTATGCGTGCGCTTCATCTACCACCAAGGCATCTACACCAAGCTCCTCAAAATAGATAACATCATCTTTTTTCTCCGCCTTAAACAATCTGTCATAACGAAACTGGAGGTTGGAGCGGAAAATTTGCATCTGCTTTAAGGACCAGTCCTTGCCATCACGGAGCTTTTGCTCCTCGATGGCATCCGAGATTGCGTCAAGCTCCGCTTGCATAGCTGCAAGCTGCCGTTCTCTGGATAGACCAATCAGCTCAAAGCTGGAATGTGCCATAATCACGGCATCGTAATCGCCTGTGGCAATACGGCTGACAAAGCGGCGGCGGTTCTTTCGCTCAAAATCCTTTTTATCTGCCACCAGAATATTTGCATTGGGATACAGGCGCATATACTCGTTTGCCCACTGTCCCACCAAATGGTTAGGAACCGCAATGAGCGGCTTGTGGATTTTGCCCAGCCGTTTCAGCTCATAGGCCAGGGCAATGGAACTGAAGGTCTTTCCAGCCCCTACTTCATGAGCAATCAGCAGATTTCCGTCACCGTACAGACCATGTGCAATTACATCAAGCTGGTGCTGTCTGAGGGTAATATCATCTGCCATACCCGGCAAAGCCAAGTCTGACCCGTCATATTTGCGCGGACGGACGTTATTGAATTTCTCATTGTAGAGCTTGGTCAGCCTTGCACCACGCTCGGGGTCTGCAAACAGCCAGCTTTCAAATGCAAGCTTGATTTGGGCCTGCTTCTCACGGGCGAGAATGGTATCACGCTTATTCAGAACGTATTTAACCTTATCCTCACCGGTATCCGGGTCAACATAGTCCACACGGTCTTTTACCTCCACAGAACGCAGATTCAGGGTATTTTCCAATATCTCGTAGGCATTCATGCGGTCGGTACCGTAGGTTTGATTAACGGCAATGGAGGCCTTTTCTGCACTTTTATTGGCGATAAAGTAGGCGCCGCTGTAATTGGAAAATTCCACGTCGATGGCATACCTCCCTGTCTGGTTATATGCCATCGTCTTGAAGGTGTCATACATAAACTGCTGGTACACATCAACAGGTATCCATGTGGAGCCAAGGGTAAAGCTGATTTCCTGCGGAGTCAGCGGCGTAGGCTGTACGGATTTCAGAGCTTCCACATTTCGGGCAAACCGCTCCGGTTCTTCCTCGACTTTCAAAATGACTTCGGTCAGCTTATCCTTTACATAGCCACTCAAATATTCCCCGGCCGTCTGCCAGCCAGTGTGGGGATTGCCCGTGTACTGTGTCGGGTCTTGATAAATGCGCTCACCCAACTCTGCGATGATTTCATCCGGTGTCGCCTTACGGTGTTCCGGCAACTGATACAGCCACGACATATAGGAAAGGTCTACTCTGCCCTTTACATTGAGGGATACCTTTAAGGCTTCCTCTGCGGAAAACACTACGCTGGGCATTACCTTGGGCTTAATCGTAGCTTTATAGAACATTGGCGTTTTTTCATATACGCCTTTTTCTGTTTTGCTCTCCTGCTCAATGGAACGAAGCAAGGGTGCATTGCTGTCCCTTGAAAATGCGATGACATTACCATAGGAATTGAGATATCCGTATTGCTTCACAAAGTCATCGTATACTTGGTTCAAATATCCAATATGCTCCTGTAGCTGCTTTTCATATTCGGCAGTAGGCAGATCATAGCTGTCTGCATAGACACTGTTTTGAAAGTCAATCAGACTACGGACAGCGGCGGTGATTTCAATCATGTCACGGATACGCTCTGCTTTTTTACCGGTAATGTCCTGCCGGTACATACGGGAATTTTCCTGATAATACAGCACATCGTCCACGACAGTGTAACTAAAATTGCGTACCGCAGGGTCAGCAGGCATGGAATCTCTTAAAACGGTTTTTTCTTCCGCATATTCCGATATAGCCTCCGTATAAGTACCTTCCAGATAGGAAACGGCTCTTTCCAGCCGCTCATCTAAAACATCGCCGGGGATTGGGCGACAGGCGGTCGTTTTTTCGTTACCGAACATGGACTCATCAAAAACCATCTCGCCTAGCACCATTTCTGAGTGATTCACAAAATAGCTGTTGAGCGGAATGCCACCTGCATTTTCCTCCACGGAAAGCCAAGGACTGTTTTCCTTGTCCGGTACAATTTCCCGCTCTCGTTTTTGTAAAAATAAAATATCCGTGGTAGCTTCAGTTCCTGCCACCTGTTTGAATGCATTATTAGGAAGACGGATTGCTCCCAAAAGCTCCGCCCTCTGTGCAAGGTATTTTCGGATGGTTGGATTGGATTTATCCAGCGTGTACTTTGAAGTGATTACCGCCACGATTCCACCGAGGCGAACCTGGTCTAAGGACTTCGCCAGAAAGTAATCATGAATACGGAAATTGTGCCGGTTATAGCGTGGGTCATCCACACGGATAGAGTTAAAGGGTACATTGCCAACCACTACATCAAAGAAATGGTCAGGAAACTTTGTTTTTTCAAAGCCCATTACCTGAATATCCGCATAGGGATACAGGTGCTTTGCAATGTTTCCGGGAATGGTATCAATTTCTGCGCCGTAGAGCTTAGAACCGCTCATGCTTTCCGGCAATACGGAGTAAAAGTTACCGGTTCCCATGGCTGGGTCTAAGATATTTCCTCCATGAAAACCGAAACGCTCCAGCGCATGATAGATGTGCCGGATTACACTCTGCTCCGTATAGTAGGAGGTCAGCGTGCTTTGCTGTGCAGATTCAAATTCTTCCTCAGTGAGCAATCCCTTGATTTCCTTGTGTTCCGTTTCCCAGCCGGATTTTCCCTGTGTCAGAGCGTTTGCAAGACCGCCCCAACCGACAAATCTAGCAAGGGTAATCTGTTCTGCGGCAGTGGCCATGCGTCCCTGCGACTGTAAATCCTTTAACAGACGAATGGCTTCAATATTATTACGGCACTTGGTTTTCTGACCGCCCTCGTACAGATGATGATCAGGGGAATAACGATAATGAAAGCCATCCATGGTGCGTTTATGAAAATCTTCCATGACAGCCCGGTTATAATCCTCGTTGGCTTGATTGACAAGAGTTGCAGCGTTTATTTCCACCTTTGTTTCTTCGCTGTTATCACTGCTTTGTACGGCATCCACCACCATGGAAACAATCTCCCCATCGGTGTAATGGTCTTTCAGCAACTTGCAGTCTGCAATTTCAGAAATAGGTACTCTTTCCCGGATGACAAATTTGGTGAGGTTCTGAAGCTGCGAAATATCCCCGATTTCCACCGTGCGCCCATCGTGCATGAACTTAAGGATTTCAAATACCTTGTCATGATAAGAAATACGGTCACCTTCCTGAAAGGGAAGCGGTTCCGGCTCGGTGCTGCTCTCATTTAGCAAGGCATCGTTATCCTCACCGTCATTGGCCTCATAGGTATCCTGTGGCTGGGAAAATACTTCAAAGAGATTGAGCTGGGCGGACGGCTCCGTGAGAATAGATGGCGCATCTAGGGAAACCAGTTGCCCCGCAGCCTCCAGTTCCACTTTTTCTTCGGCGATCAGGTAGCTTTCTTGCTGAATGAGCTGGAGAATTCGTGCTTCAACCTTTTCCCAAGTTAGATGCTCGTGAAAATCAACCCCATCGCTTTTGTACTCAATATCAAAGCCACTGCCATTATAATTGATTCTTTTATGACCACCGTTTTTCAGACTACCGCTGACACCACCAATCCCATACTCATTTTTCAGCACGGCAATGCGGTCTTTTCTGGCAGGCAGCGTGAGCATTGCGTTATAAATTCTTTGCTTACCGCCTTGAAATGAAATGTGACTGGACAGAATTTGATTGATGATGTCATCTTTGGAAATGATCGGTTCTTCATCTGGTTCATAACTATCTTCATCCGTAGTGCCTTTCATTTCTTCCGCTTCATCAGGAATGGAGTAATCATCTAACATACTGTCTGCAGCACTAAAGGGATAGGCTCCCATTAAAATAAGCTGGTCAATTTTTTCTGCCAGCTCCCGGTAGGTAAAGGCAAACTGCTGTCCCTCGGTTTCAAAAGTAATATCATTCTTGCCGGACAAAAGGTACAGATACTCACCGGTCTTAGTGGTGTAATCGGTATCCAGCTTGCCATAAAAGGCTTTCAGGGCATTGGCTTTGGTGCTTTGCTTATGACCACCGCCCCAAAAACGATATAGTTCTGACTGCCATTCCCGTGTATCTGGGGTAATATCGTCGGCACATAAGACCACATCCACTAGGTCAGATATTTCTTCCTCGTCCAACCGAGAAACCAGTTCTGCAACGGGCGTTTCTAGTGCTGTTTTCGTCACGGTTTCGGCAGGTACTTCCTGTGTTTTCTTCGGCGGAACAACGAAAAAACCGCCCACAGACGGTTCTTTACCATCTGTGGGCGGTTCTGTATGTTGTGTGGGTTGTGTTATCTGACCTTGAGTGCCACTTCTTTCATAATCAGTTCCTCCGCTGTGAGGGTAATCATGTTCATGTGACTGGCTCTCTCCAGTGTGTCCTCGGTGTCTGGCATCGGCTGCACCGTGAGAAGCTCCTGTATCAGAGCTTCTTTGCGCTTTTCCGCTTCCTCGTCCACTTGAAGAATCATTTTGTTGATTTCGCCCTGTGCTATCAGCTCCGACAGGCGGTGGGGATGGTGTTCCATCATATAGGCTTTCCACGCTCTGCCGAATTTGCCTACCGGCATTTTGTCGATCTGCACTTCCTGCGAAATCTGTATTTCGGGATACATCATCCCGTCCTCGGCCTGACGATAGCTGAGATTCATCAATGGCTCTGTTCTCATAGATTTGGCTCCTTTCAATTTTGATTGCTTTGATTTCCTGATTAATTTCCCTGAGAATGGGGCGTGCCAGCGAAACGGTACAGCTACCAATGGTCATAAATAACTCTAAGCTGTTAAAATGGCTGATATTCACAAAGGCGCCATCCTCAATAGGGGCAGTATCAATTCCGCATTTTCTGAACACAGTATAGGCTACGCTGTCCGTAACAAGCTCGGTAAGCTCCGCCTTGACCGCTTCGATAGGCATACCATAGAGCATACTGCTTTCATCATGAACCCGAAAATCCTCCAAATACTTTGGCATATGTTCCCGCACCATACGCTGTGCTAATTTATACAGACACTGTTCGATACTGGAAGTAGGCGTATTGTATTTCTCATGGAGCTTTAGCAAAAGGCTTGGTTGATACTGTTCCTCTAGTTCCCACAGAAAACCCATGACAGTGCGGAAGCTCTGCGGTGTGCCGTTAGTGTCCATGAAATCAAACAGATACTTGATACTAGCATTGGGATTTGCCATATCAATTACGGCAATACCCTTTGCGCCCTTGTTGATACTGCGGTTAATCCGTTTATCGTGCCATTCATCAAAAGTAGCAAGCTGTGTGGCATCGGGGCGCTGTGCATAAATCAGCACGGAATTGTCAAAGGAACGCTTATAGAACCGTGCAACACAGGATAACAGCCCCATCCACTCAGCAGGAGTTTTTGTATACTCCTGCACCGACTGCTTATAAAGGTCGGCAAGTAGGGTTGCTTTGCTCAATCTACCACCTCCGTATTCAGATTTTCAAAGTACATAGCAAGTGCCTTATCAATGGTATCCTCAATCTCTTTTTTGCTCTGCTCGTTGGTGAAATACTTGGAAATCACTGTAGGCTTGACCTTAAAGGACTGGGGCTTATTGCTCTTTGGTTTGCGGGTTTTCTCTCCGGAAAGGATTTGTACCATTGCGGTATCGGTCAGCTTTCCTGTTTCATAGTAGCTGCGGAGTAATTCCGCCTTTTTCATATCCACTTTGTAGTTGTCGGACTCCATGAGGTCAAAAATCTGCTGTTGCTGATTGATGTCCTCTACAAAGGAGAGGTCATAGCCTGCAAGAAACGCAATTTCACCGGTATCAACCTTTTCCAGTAAGCCGAAAACCAGCCCTGCAAGACGAATATATCGTGCAACCTTGGCATGAGAAAGACCATATTCTCCACCTAATTTTTCGTCTGTTCTCAACTTCGTCTCAACTTGTGACGAAGTTGAGTTTCCCTCGCAGCCATGAGGATTTAAGAAGATTTCTATCTCTGCTAAAAGGTCGTTTCTCTTACCCTGTGATTTGAGTGCTTCATAGTGTTGGGCAAGGCAATAGGCACGTTCCGAATGGCTCATATCAGAAAAGGAACGCTGCCGCAGATTGGTTTCTGTGACAATCAGCACGGCTTCATCATGAGTCAGATTTTCCTTAATGATAACAGGACCTTTGGTAAGACCTGCTAGCTGACCGGCATTTCGGCGGTTATGACCGCTAAGTATCAGATACCGCCCATCCTCCGTATGCCAGAGGATAATGGGAAGCAGAATACCAAACTGGCGAACACTATCCACCATGTCGGCAAGCTGCTGTCCCTCATATAGCTTGAACCTGTGGTTCGGAAACGGCTCCATTAAAGAGAAGTCCATTTCCGTGATACCTCCCTGCACAGGAGCAGGGGCGGTGTCCTGTGCAGGCTCAAAATTGAGCATATCTGCAAAATCTTCAATAATAACTTTTGGCTTAGCCAACTCCGATCAGCTCCTTTCCGTCTGTTTCTTCACAGGAAAGAAGTTCATCTGCAAACTGACTGTAAGCAATCGCCGCCGGATTTTCTGGCAGGAACTCACAGATGGTTTGATGATACAGCACTGCTTCTGCGACCTTGATAGAACGAGGGATACGAGTGTTGAAAATCGGCACTTTTCCGGCAAAGCCCTGTTGAATCATTTTATTAACCTGTGCGGACAGAATGGTGTTAGGTGAATCCATGGTGATAAGGATACCATCAATACGCAGACGATGGTTGCTGTTTTTGCTGATAACCTGATAATGTTTCAACAACTCAGCCAACCCCTGTGTAGACAAAAGCTCCGCTTGTGTTGGCACAATAATGCTGTCGGCACACATCATCACGTTAATCATTGGCGTACCCATTTGGGGCATACAGTCAATGATGATGTACTTGTATCTGTCCTTGATGGTATCCACATACTGCGACAGCATACGCTCACGGAAATCCACGTTGCACAGATTTCGTTCCAGTGTAAAAAGCTGTGAATTTGAAGGGATAACATCCACACCGCAGTTGGTTTTTATAATATAACTATCGGGATCAGGCAAAGGCTCGTCCTCAATCAGCTTGCGAATAATGGTGTTGATGGTTACCTCTAGTTTGTTGGTGTTCTTCACACCAAAGATGATACTGGAATGCCCCTGACCGTCAAAGTCAATAAGAGCAGTTCGGTGTCCCCGCTGGGACAAGAGATAGGCAAGCGTGGTGGCCGTGGCCGTTTTTCCCACGCCGCCCTTCTCGTTCATGATTGCAATTACTTTTGCCATCGGCAAACTCCTTTCTTGGGTAAAAAATAATTTGGGTAGGGTAAAAAGGGTAATAAAAAAATAGACGTAATCGGTGAAAACCCTCTTGTTTACTGGGTTTCTCTGATTACTGTCTATTATAACTCAGTCATTGGAGAGCATTTTGTCGATTGTCCCGGGATGCCAGTGATCAAGTCCTGTTACCGTTCTAATTTCGTCTTCTTCTAGTCCCTTGGCTATCTGAATGATGCTTTTACCTTCTAGATATTCTCGGTATATCCGCTTTACAATAATGGCTTCATTTGGCACAATCACTAGGTTTCCATCGTCATCTTTTGTGTAGCCTAAAAACTTCTTATGATTGACTGATATAATTCCGTTTTCAAACCGCCTTGTTAAGCCCCATCTTGTGTTTTCGCTGATGTTACGGCTTTCTTCTTGTGCTTGGCTGCTAAGGATCGTAATTAGGAGTTCGCCGCCACTTTCCATGGTGTTGACCCCTTCTTTTTCAAAAATGACTGGGATGTTCTTTTCCTTCAGCTTTCGGATATATTGAAGGGCATCCACTGTATTTCTAGCAAATCTGCTCACCGATTTTGTCAGGATCAAATCTACTTTTCCTGCCATACAGGCTTCAATCATGACATTAAAATCGTCTCGTTTTTTCGTCTGTGTGGCACTCTTGCCATCATCGGCAAATATGCCTGCACACTTCCAGTTTGGATTGCTATTGATTTTTTCTGTATAATAATCGACCTGTGCTTCATAACTGCCTTCCTGCTGTTCAAGAAGCGTACTGACTCTGCAATAAGCGGCTACCCTTAGTGTTTTCTGTTCTACTCTCACATGCCTATCATATTTCATTTGAGGCGGTATGATTGCTACCGTCTTTTTTGCTACTGCCATGGTTACCATCCTTTCTTTGGGTTTCTATGGGTCGTTCTACGATGATGCCACCTATAAATTCAACCACTATCTTGGTTTCTTTATAAATGGTCATTTGCTTAATAATCGTTTTGAACAGTTCCTCGTCAAATTCCGTCAAGGTGAGGATTCCCCCTAGAGCTTCTTTCAATCTCTCAGCATTTCTTGGTTGATCATATACTTTAGCCCCTGCATAGTAGAGCTTCGCTCGCCTGAGTATCAGTTCTGGTAGTATCGGATTCGAGTAGTCACCTTCCAGCTCTAGTTCCTTAATCCGGTTTTCTGTCTCTCTTAAATCCAAGCTCATCTTCGGCGGTTCTTGCGGTTTGATTTTTTCGATCAGCCACCTTTGCCTTAATAGTTGATTGGTAGCTTCTATAAAAATCGCTTTCAAGTCCTCATCGGTGAAGAAATGGTTTTTGCATAAAACTCGGTTTTGGTAGATATAATGTTTGCACTTCCATTTGACCTTTTCAGAAGGCTTTCCAGCGTGCTCGATGTACTTCTTGTAGTTTTCACCACATTCGCCGCATCGGATCATGCCGCTGAAAACCGTTTGATTTCGAATGGCTTGCACTTGCTGTGTTCTACTGAGTTTCTTCTCTACTCTTACCCTTCGCTCCTGTGCCTTTTTAAAGGTCTCGTCATCAATAAGTCTTGGGTATAATTCGTCCCCTTGATACCTGATGTTCTGCAGGATTTTCCCCACTGAACCATGATTCCAATTCGGCTTCTTGTTGGCATTAAGTACGCCTGTTGCGGTCAGGTCTTTTGCGATGGCAAACATAGACTTTCCAGCGATATAATCTGTGAAAATTGATTTTACGGTTTTTGCATGTTCCTCTTGTATTTCAACTGCTCCATTCACCATCTTGTATCCCATGGGCATATGTCTTTGCATCATTCCTGCTCACCACCTGTTCCTGCCTTCTCTATCAGCTCCAGTCCATTAATCAGTTTGAAGGTTATCGTATTCTTTTGACCGATAATCACCTGCTCCACTGTATGGCTAAAGAGGCTTTCATCATAGTCCTCCATAATCACTGGGTTATACCGGATGATTTCAAGTAGTCTTTGAGTGCCGGAAATCTCCTTTTCGAACCCATTTGAATCCAGAAGGCTGTTCCTTTTTCTCTTCGTCTCTTCAAGTTCAACATTCAGTACATTTTGTTTCTGTATAAAAAGAGCAGAATCCACATATCCCTTTTGCGCTACTCGGCTTAGGATATGGCTCTGCTCAGTCAATTCCATGATCTTATGGTTTAATTCTTCAATTTCAGATTCTTGTTCCTCATTGATTCGAAGATTCTTAAGGGCGTCCAGCATCGGGATGAGTATGTACCCATAATTGCTGACAAGTTTATTCCACATTGTCATGTAGGCATCTTTGATGATGTCCTCACGAACCGGCTTCATTTTGCACATTGCACTGTTCTTAATATGGTTCGTACAGCTCCATTGGATTTTCTCGTAAGGTTTACCGATGTAGATCTTTTGCCTTTTAAATGAGCCTCCGCATTCACTACACTTGATTTTCCCGCTGAGCTCATACCTATTTTGATATTTGTCACTGAGGTCGTTCCCCATCTGGTTTCTTCGATATTCATAAATCTCCCGAATCATCTGTCCTTGTTCTCTGGTGATAATCGGATCATGGTTATCCTTTATAAAAAACTGAGGCATCTCGCCACGATTTCGTTTCTTCGTGAACGGGAGTACCTCAGTGGTGTAGGTTTTCTGTAAGATCAGATCACCTTCATATATAGGATTTTGGAGAATCTCTTTCACTGTACTTTCATTCCAAGTTTCTGCAGTTCTAACGGTTGGAACTTGGTCTTTGTTTAAATCTCTGGCGATGACATAGGATCCTTTCCCACCCAGATACTCCAGGTAAATTCGGCGTACTATTTCCGCCTCATCTTCTTTAATCATCAGTTCGCCATCTTCATCCTTTGTATATCCATAGGCCACTGTGCTGAGCCTATAGCTACCATCCCTGAATCTCTTTTGAATGCCCCAGCGGTTGTTGGTCGAGATGCTTTCGGATTCCCCTTGTGCCAAGGAGCTCAAAATCGTCAGCATCTGTTCGCTTTGCTCTGATAGGGTGTTGAGGTTCTCTTTTTCGAAGTATACTGTAACCCCAAGGGATTTCAGTTTCCGGATGGCCTCTATGCTATCAACTGTATTTCTAGCAAACCGTGTCACCGACTTCGTAATAATAATATCGATATTGCCATTTTCGCATTCATGCATCATTCGCAGAAATTCATCTCGGCTCTTAACCTTTGTTCCACTTTTTGCTTCATCCGCAAAGATGCCGACAAATTCCCAATCCTCACGTTTTCCGATATAGCTTTCGTAGTATTCCACTTGAGCTACATAGGATGTGTGCTGCTTGGTGGAATCCGTGCTGACTCTGCAGTATGCACAAACCCGTTTTTTCGGTCTGAGGGTTTGGATGACATTCTGTCTCACCGGCTCAATTTTAGTTACTTTCTTTGCCATATGTGGTTTCCTCCTTTCTGGGCATGTGCCCCTTCTTAGCAACACACAATACTCCAAAGGCTGGAACATAGCAAGTGTTTTTACGCATATACCTTAGCGAGCTGTGGGGAGAAGGATTGGCGGTTCAAATGATCGATTTTTTCGTACTCTTCCTCGCTCACGATGCCCCTTCTCATCAGAATGTCTAACATCTTCAGTGCCATTTTATATTGAACTTCACCCTTTGATTGCTCTCTGGTCATTCCATGAAGTTTCGCTTCTTCTTCCCCGATTTTAGTTAAATCAAAATCCATATCTTTTGCCTCCAATCTTTCATTTTGCTTAATATCACAAAAATTGGGATTGACTTTCTCCCAGCACCCGCATCCGCGAACACCAGAAGAAAGCAAGTCTATAGACTCTTGCAATCCCCATGGCTTCTGACATTAAGTCAATTTCCATTCGTTCACACACTGTATTTGACACTACTTCCCCAGTGCATAGCCTTTTTCAAGACTTAAGGGCGGTTTCATAAACTGAGGTCAGTTTACCTCATCATAGGGTTCTCACCTCCTCCGGGATCTCCGCAGGCTGCCCCCATTGCGATGTCTATGGCTGGACAGAAGTATCATTGTAGGCTGATGAGGTTATGGCAAAACAGTCGAACTGTTTGGAACCGTAGTTCCAACGCTCTGCTTATGGATCAGATGGACCCGCTCGCACCTTATTGTTGGCCGCATTTATAAAATCAGAAAATCTCCCAAGAGAAAAAATCCATTTGCATGGATCTGTTCTGACCTTACAGGTGGTCAATGCGCATCTACCCGTGTCGCTTACCCTTTTCAGGCTCATCAGCTAACGTATTTATGAAACCGGATATTTATTTTTCAAGGTTCAAATGAGAAGATGAAAAGACCCCCTCACTTACTTCCACGATGAGCGAGGGGGTTGAGCGGATTTATTTTTGATTTTCCAAAAGTTTTTTTAGCTTACGAAGTATTCTCGCTTTCCTATCATTTATGGTTTTCTGAGGAATTCCAACGTTCTTAGCGAATTCTCGTTCCGTTAATCCTTGATAGAACAGTGCATGAATCATTTCTAATTCATCAGCACTGAGTAACCTCAGGCTCTCTTTAAGCTTTGCAATCATCACAGCCTTGATCGCCATTTCTTCAACATTTGTCTCTTCATCAACAAACTGAACATCCGCATCGATCAACCTTTCCAATGAATCCTCTCTGCTTGGAATAAAAAAAGCGACTTGCTTGGTTTCATCCAAAACAAATCGCTCTACTTTAAGGTCATATTCTAAATATCTAAGTTTTCTCTCACTTCTCTTTAAGACATTTATTACTTCTTTACTTGCAGTTGGGTACTTTTTTTCATAATCTGGAATTCGCATTTTAATTAACATAATATTTTCTCCTTAACATGTTTTGCCAATTACATCAATCTAACTCAGATATAAGGAGGTGAGCGACATATAATTAACATAAAAAAGATTGAATTTTTCATTTAGTCTCCTGAAATGTACAAAAAAAACCGAGAGTAACATCTTGTTAGTCTCGGTTTAATGTATTAATATGATTTTTTTATCAGCATCAAAAATTGAAAAGAAAAAACCCCTGACTAACATGCTATTAATCTCGGGCAGACTCATTTTAGTTCGCACATACGTCCTAATTTTGCTGAAAAATATATTTTAAATTCCATTGGAAATTTTCACCTATTTTAGTTATCTAGCTTATATTTTCCTATTTTCCCATTTAAGTCAAATGCTAAGTCTGCTAATTTTTTTGCAGTTTGATCCATTTCAGTAATCGCTTCAACTTGAAATAAAGTATTGGAAGAAATCTCCTCACATGATGCAACAGCTTCTTCCGATATTGAAGAAAGAATCTCAATTGACTCTATGAAAGACTTTGAGTATTCCTGTATATACTTTATCGCTTCAGTCTGATGAGTTAACATACTACCAATCTCAGTAGTTCCTTGTGAAATAGATTGGAAAGATTTAAATGTTTTATCAGTTGCACTCTTTTGTTCCTTAGATATTGTTTTCATAAAGTCCATAGACTCTATTGCCTTATTAGACTGCTCTTCCATCAAACTAAGGTGTCCATTAATAGCACCAGTTGTGCTTTTACTCAAATCAGCGAGTTTTTTTATCTCCTCTGCAACAACAGTAAAACCTTTTCCTGAATCCCCTGCCCTTGCTGCCTCGATCGCAGCATTTAACGACAATAAATTAATTTGGTTTGCAATTTCCTCGATTGAATTTAGCATATCTGAAATCATATTTGTAGATGTTATCAAGTTTTCCGTAGTATTATAAATTTGCGTTAGTGCCAAGTCTGATTTTGATGAAATAATCTCTAATTCACTTATAATCTCAACTCCATATACATTCAATTTTTTTATGCCATCATTATTTGATAACATGACAGTATGAGAAGTTGATATGTCTTGAATACATTCTTTTAACATTACTGTTTTATCAAGGCCTACTTTTACAACATTGGCTTGATTTATAGCACCTTTTGTTATTTCATCTACCGCAGTAGAAATTTGCTCTGTTGATATAAGATTTTCTGTTGTTTTATTCTTTAAAATCTTTGAAATGTCAGTAATTGATATTGAAAGCATTGAAAAATCTAATACTAATAACCTAATTTCTTCGATTATACTATTTACCGAGTTAGAAAT